GCAGGTAGATATGTGTCAAATGGTGGAAAGGCTGACCAGAATACTTTAGGCACACTCGCTCCATCACTCTCAAAACCCTTAGGAACAGTGATAGAATCACCTGCCTTTGTATAGAATACCAAATCTTCTAATAGTGTAACTGTACGAATGAATTTGTTACCATTAAAGTAACCTGAAATTGTTGCTTCTAGATCTGTCTTAAAATGTGCTTTCATTAAACGCTTTTAGTATTACCAATCGAATATTTCGATTCTAACTGCCACTCACGTTTATCACGATGGGAAATGATTTTAATGCTCCTTAATGTAGTCTTCTCTTCAGACTTTGATTCATCAACGATATTTAGTAAACCCCAATCGGATAATAGTGTTGTAATTGTATTCCTGCGACTCAAATCATCTCTTGTGAAGTTCGATGGTTTACCATCAAGCATAAAGAGTTCTTTAAAGTGTACGATGAAATATCGTCCCTGTTTATGTAATATATGACAACTTTGATATAGTGTATTATGATCCTTCTTTGATGAAACACCAATTCGTGTAAGTGTTTCTTTAATTTTAAGAAAGTCATCAGGCTCTGATAAGAGAACCTCAAGCATATCATCGTGTGTCCATTTTATAATGTCATCTTCATTCATAGTATTATTTGTTTATCTTATGAATGTATTTATACATTATCTTTTTTTCATACCACCCTTATCCATATCTTTGCGAAGTTGTTTGATATCAATCATGTCATAAACCTCTTCGGCTCTTTCACGATTATATGAATATGCCTCCTTGATCAATTCAATATCCTTTGTATCTTTTTCCTTCTTGTGCCATTTAGAGAACCTGCGCTTCTTTCTAATGCCGTGATATAAGAAATCATATTGCATCTTATTTGCAAGACCGAATCTTTGATTCATCTCATTCGACAGCATTACTGTATCAACGAAATATGATAGTCCACGATTCACCATGAACGGAGGATATTGACGATCAACAGAATCTAATTGGGCTGCCTCTCCACTGCTATCAGATTGACAGTCAGTGAAGAGATAACCTTTCTTCTCGTTGATTGAACCTAAGAAATCAAACGGGGATAATTTACTCATATAATTATTTCCACTTTGCGCTGGACATGAGTTCTGTTAAACACGCAACCATATTCAATTCTCTGTCACTTACGAATGCCGCTTTATATTGATAGTCAGCCAAGATTAGAATCGCGGGTGGAATCGATTGAGATTCAAGGATGTCATATGCTGAATCATAAATCCGTCGAAAGACTACCGAAGAATCAATGTCAGAGTTTGCTGCTGCCCAAGCTCGCATCTGTCGAAAGTCACGATCTTTTAGATACTTCACCAACTCCTTGATCTCATTCTCACCTGTAGTAACAATCTCTGGAGAGAGTGAGCCAGACGATGAGTAACGTTGACACTCATTGATAACACGGCGCCAGTCTGGAGCATGTTTCATAATGAGATTGGCAATAGCCTGATTATTGAATTCAATGCCTTGATCTTTCAAGATGAATTGCAATCGCTTCATAAAGAGCGAAGCCAGTTTGGGGTCATTGATTTTCACTTCGTTGAAATCAATAACTGTGCATCGAGAATGGAGTGGCTCAATAATACGATTCTTGAAATTACACGTAAGAATAAATCGGCAGTTACCAGAAAACTCTTCAATGAATCCTCGTAGCGCAGGTTGTGTAGATTGCGCATTTAGATAATCAGCCTCATCGAGAATAACCACTTTATACTTCTTTTCCATATCAAGGGACATTGAAGAAGCAAACTGCTTAATTTTATTGCGAAGGGTGTCGATACCACTTTCCTCCGAGGCATTAATGAGCAGACAGTCAAGTCCTAATTCATTACACAATGCTCTGGCGATTGTAGTCTTTCCAGTCCCTGCGGGACCAGCTAGGATGATATTAGGAATATCGGAATTCTTAACAAACTCGGTAAATGTCTTTTTCAGTTTTTGTGGTAGAACGCAATCCTCAATCTTTTGAGGTCTGTATTTCTCCACCCATAGTAAATTTTCTTTCATATAATGTATAATATAGTAATAAGTTTGGCGGGTCAAGATTAAGATGGTGGGTGTCTGATATCACTCAAACACCCACCATAGTATCATTTATTCTTCTTCGGCGCTTGGCTCTTCTTCTGGCTCTGGCTCTTCGGGTTTGTGATATTCAACAAACTCTGATAGTCGGCCTCGAAGAGTACCAACATCTTTTAATTCGGGCCCTTCGAATGCTCCACGTTTTGAGCAGATGTCAATCAACTTAACCATCACGATAAAATCATTGAGGCTGACATCTGGTTTTACTGCTTCTGCTTCTGTTTGGTTTTCTTCACTCATATTATTATACTGTTGATGTTTTATCAAGTGCAATCCAGTATTGCACACTTACTGTTTCGTGTTTCCAGTTGGAAATTAGTTTGTTGTTGATATCCACGTTATAGTCACCACTAATAAGTTTCAAGTTATCAATGTTGAATCGATAATCTGCTTCTGTATCATCTCCATCATATTTACCAATGACCAATGAATAGCTATTGGAAGATGGATTTTGAGTACAAAGGACTCGGGCTACAATATTACCATCTTCAACAATTAGTGATAGTGTTGGAGAATCTAAATTAAGGCTTGAAGCTGCCTTACGAATATTATTAATATTTGCTTCGGTGAATGTGAAAGACATATCAGCCGGTGGCATATTAATATCCTTAGTCTTCTTTGTTAAGATGTCTTTATCAGCAAAGTGGTACTTCACACTTGCCGAGCCAGATTTCAGAGTAACATGACTGTCAAGGAATTCTAGCTCGGGGTCTTCAATAAGACTGTGAGCAGAAAGGAATTCATTTACATCATAGATGCCGAATTCAGAATCAAAGGTCTGATCGATCTGAGCCTCAGCCAAGATGTGTTTTGCCTCTGCCAGTGTTGAAATAGTCGAACCAGGGCTGACTACGATGTTTGGTTGGATGGCGCCGAAATTTCTTAGCACCTCTATTGTTTCATTACTTAGTTTCATGTTATATACTATATCAGGTTATGGTTTTATGTCAAATCTATTTTAGCTTATTTTCGATCATCTTCGCAGCGATCTCGTTAAATTCTTTTATCCAACCAGCTTCACTTGGTGGCGGGCGATCATCTGTCCAATTATCTCTTATCATTGAATCACGAAGAACGGCTAAACCACAAATTGCATGAGCGATATGGTGAACACCAGAATCTGGGTCAATGTCTTCACCTTCATACCATGCCGCCAAATGGCGAATCGAGGCATCATAATATACAGAGCCTCGAACCCCCGCTTCTCTCCAATTAAAGCGACCATATTTTAAGTCGCCGTGTAGTTTAACAAGTCCTGCTTCCATCAGAACGTTCATAGGCATGCCACTCATGGGTACCTTTTTAATTCCGCAAGAATCTTTTGGGTTAGTTGGTTTTGTTTTCATATAAAATTTGATATAGTGAGGTGACACCCGTAATGGGCGCCACCTCGATTGATTATGATTATGAATTACTATCGTATCCCTCGATAGTAAAGTGTTTATGGCATGTCGTGGTTGTCAGCCTCGGAGGCAAATTCTTTCTCTTGAGTGAATTCCTCTAAATTAGCGGACTCATCGATCTTCGTGTATAGGTCAAGGAAGGCTTCCTTGGTCTCAGAGTCGAAACGGTTGATGCACATCTCAATCGATTTCATGCGATTGGCGAAAATGGAATGGCTCTTTATAATGTGGCAGAGACGGCGAGTGGAAATCACTTCATCCACGGCTTCATCAGCGAATGTTTTACGAATCACATTTGACCAGGCGACCAGCTTATCGATAAACTCTGGGTCATTCACTTCGTATTTTTCGGCGTGTTTAACCAAAATCTTTTTCTCAGTGCCGGGGGCAGGATATTGCTGTTCGATTGTGGCTACGAAACGCTCTAGGAAAGCATCATCGATAATCGTTGCGGCGGTGTATCGGCCATCATCAGAGCCACGACCTTTAGTATTTGCGGTGGCAATAACTGTAAAACCTCGAGCTGGAGTAATGACTTCACCGGTCTTCTTTAGAAGAACAGGATTGCCCTCAAGAACCCCTTGGAGGCACATGATCTTGTTAGTCGAACGGTCAATTTCATCAACCAGTAGAACTGCTCCACGTTCCATAGCCTTGACTACGGGACCTTTTTGATAGATTGTCTCGCCATTGATAAGTCGAAAACCACCGATAAGATCATCTTCATCCGTCTCAGGCGAAATCTGAACTCGAATATATTCACGCTTTGCTTTTGCACAGGCTTGTTCGACCATGAATGTTTTACCATT